TTGTTGTCCGGTTACACTTGGCGGGCTTACTCCATAATTAAAGTACGGCTTAAAAACCGTACTTATTTTTATGTTAATAGATGAGGTTATCGCTTTTGCACGTGACTATGTAAACAATCAAACATATAGAACAGCAGAACGAAAAACCAAAATCAGAGAAGTTTTGATACAACTTACCGGAGAGAAAATAAATTTTGGCTGTTCAACTTGTTATATCGAAGCTTTATTTAAAATATTAAATTTAACGCAAATGGCTACACCAAAAGGTTATGAATTAAGAAAAGGTTATCTTGCTCAATTTCAAGATGCTTATAATGGTATAAAATCTTTCACTAATCTGCAAATGACGGATGATCTTGCAGAAGAATATTTAAGACGTTATCCTGAAAGAGCGATTTATTTCGCCCGGATACCGGCGCCAATTCCAAGACCAATTCCAGTAATTTCAGAGATTGTTGAACCGGAGAAAATTATTATTCCGGAAGAAAAACCTTTAGAAGTTGCTCAATCATTGATTGAAACTATAACAAAGGAACCTAAAAAACCAATAAGAAAACCTACTAAAGCCAAGAAATAATGAGAGTATCCGCTACAAAAACAGCACCAAGAGTTGAGCGGAATGTCTATATTACTTCAAAGAGAATCAAAGGATATGGCACTAATAATGACTATCCTCAAAAGGTTTTAGAGATCGTAAATAGTTCCGGTACAGGAAAGACCTGTATGGATATTTATGTTAAATTTGTTGAAGGTGCAGGATTTACCGATCAGTCACTTGCTGAAACGGTTCTTAATTCACGAAATGAGAGATCAAATTCACTACTCAGAAAATTCACCAAAGATCTTAAAAACTTTAATGGTTTTGCCTGTCTTGTCAAATACAATGGACTTGGATTACCTGCTGAATATTATAATGTTCCTTTTGAACATTGTCGTATAGAGATAACTAACAAAGGAGAATATACAGGACGGATTGCTGTTTATCCTGATTGGACGGGACTGACTGGTAAGCCATTTGATTTCAGAAATGTTAAATTCTTTAATATTTTTGATCCTCATAAAGTTCAGGAACAAATTATCGAAGCAGGTGATCCGACAAATTATCTTGGTCAAATATTTTATTTTACTGCTGATGGTGACTTTGAATACCCGATAAGTCCTTTCGATCCTATCATAACGGATATGCTTACCGAGGAAAGTGTTTCAACTGTCAAACACCGGAACGCAAAATTCAATTTCCTACCGGCAGGGATACTCGTAAGAAAAGGTAAGAAACCAAGAACTAATACTGATGGTACGATAGACCTGGCTGATCCTTATAATCAGGAGCAGAAAGCGAGTGCAGATTGGATCGTAAAAGCTCAGGGTGATATGAATGTTTCAAAGATATGGACTTGTGATATAGATGCCGATGAGGAAAAACCGGAGTTCATTGATTTCACGGCAAAGAATTATGATCGTCAATATGAACTCACTGAGAAAACTGTTCAGCAGAATATAGCTTCGATGTTTATTATTCCGCCTGTTTTAAGAGGTATAGACGTAGGTGAAGGTTTCGGAAGTTTACTTGTTGGTGAAGCATATCAATTTATGTCCTCAGTGACGAGCAATGAGAGACGTATGTTAGAGACGGCCTTTCATGACTTGCTTGAATTTTATATGATTCCTTTTACTGATTTTTCCATTAAACCACTTGAATATATTGTACCTGGAAATACACCAACAGATTAAAATAAATTATCTTTATGAAATGAAAATTACAGGTATATATAAGATTGAAAGTAAAGTTAAACCTGAAAGGATTTATATTGGAAGTGCTACTAATATAGGTAAAAGATGGAATTTACATTTAGAACACCTAAGAAAAAACATACATTACAATAAGAAACTTCAAAGACATTTCAATAAATATGGTGAAATAGATTTGGATTTTTCTGTTCTTTTAGGTTGTAATAAAGAATCACTTTTACAAATTGAACAATATTTCATTGATAGTTATAAGCCTTATTTTAATAATTGTATGTTCGCATATAGTCGTCTCGGACAAAAAGCATCTAATGAAACAAAGAAAAAAATAAGTGAATCTAATAAAGGAAAACATTCTTTCCCACATTCTGAAGAATGGAACAGAAATAACGGCTTGTCAAGAAAAGGAATAATTGCATGGAATAAGGGAATAAAAGGAAATCATCTTTTTGAAGAAACAAAAAGAAAAATGAGTGAATCACGAAAAGGAAGAATTGTATCTTTAGAAACAAGAATGAAAATAAGTAAAGCAAATAAAGGGTACAAGAATACCCCAGAACAAAGAGAAGCACAAAGTAAAAGACAATTAGGAAAGAAAAGAGGGCCACGTAATAAATTAAAAATAGCATAATGATTTCGTTAGCAACATTACCTGATATTCAATCGCTGAAATATATTTGCGATTCTGTCAAAAATTCAACGAGTTGGGTACAGTTTTGCAGTGAGGCCCAACTTTTGGATGTAAAGCCTTGGCTAACTGATGCCTTACTTCTTGAAATTATTGGTCAGGCCTCGACGTTACCGACAACTATTTCAATAGCTAATCAGACTCTTTTAGACGGAGGTACGTATACTTATGGGACAAAGACGTATTTCTTTCAGGGACTTCGTAATTGCATCGCTTATTATGCTTTTGCACGTTTTACAAACCGGATTGCCTTCAATTATACAGCTGCCGGGATTGTCATCAAAGACAGTGATCTCTCGACACCGATCAGCGATAAGCAGATGCAACGACTTGAGACAGAAGCACGACTGACAGCTGATGCAATAAAATGCGAGATAATAACTTACTTAAACAGAAATTATATTTTATATCCTCTATGGGCAGATCAATGTAAATGTGGAAGCACTTGCAGCGATAGTCGTCCATTTACAGTACTTGGTGAATAATTAAAACTTAAAAATATGCAAACACATTCATTAGGAAACATTATCAGAGAGATACCGATAGATTTATCGGCAGGAGATTTTGAGGATAATAATGGATTTTTTCTTAGATCATCAACAGGGGGTGTCGTTAGAGTTTGTCCTTTAAATAATGAAGATTCAGAGGCAGAAACTAAAACAATTCCAGACTCTTATTGTGCTATTGATCCAACAATATACAGGAAAGTATTCAGATTAATTACTTCACCTGATACTGAACTCTATGCTTGTTACGGAGTATGACAATGATCTATAACACGGAACCTGCTACTGTTGATATTTTTGCAGTTGAAGGAGATACTATTGATATGCAATTTTACGTCAATTATGAATTAACTTCAACAGGTAAGAAGTTTTATGTTGCTGCAAATGGTTCTCCTGTTGATGGAAATGCATATAATTTAGGGACATTACAGCTTTTGAAAGATTGGCTTTCCGGGATTTCTCCCACTGATATTGTCGTTACCGGGAATCATTTTCATCTTTTTGATGCTGATGGTTTTTTAGAATCAGGTTATTTTGATTATGATGTCATGGAGTTTGATGGGATTCATGGATTCAAAAGAATCATGAAGGGTTCTTGGAATGTTAAAAAACAAATCACGATATGAGTTTAAGAATTGGTATAGGGAATATTGATTTAAGAAATACACGTGCTTTCTCGTGGAGTCGTTACTGGGCGACACGAATTGAATGTTATGAGATTTGGAAGATAACAGGTGCAGGAAATCTTATCGGATTAAAAAGAGGAGATATTCTTACTGTTGGTGGTACTGCCGGAAACTATACATTCAAAGTCCCAAATACTGCATCGTATCAAACTTATGATATTAATTATATATGGTTTCAAACAGATTTGACTTGGAGAACGGTAACTGAGGCTGAATTGGTTGGTTATGATTTTAGCAGGACGATTGTTAAATATGGTAATATATTTCCTTATTCTATTGATTATATAATGATTCTTGCATCTGCCCCTGCTATTGCTGAAGAAAATAAGATGCGTGATGATTTTAATTTGTCTTTTTGGTGGAGTGGAGTTTTAAGTTTTCATGGTGTTATAAAAGGGAATAGAATAACTGGAAAATCTATATGGCCAGATGATTTTATAACAGATATTGATGGTAATATTTATACTTCAGTTGTAATTGGTACTCAGAGATGGTTAGAACAAAATCTTAAAGTAACAAAATATCGTAATGGTGATCCAATAACTAATATTACAAATAATGCTACTTGGGCGGCACGTGCAGCAGAGGCATATAGATGGTATCTTGATGATCCAATTACTTATGCGGCTTATGGTATTTTGTATAATTTTTGGGTAGTAGCCGATGCAAGAGGAATAGCTCCTGTTGGTTATCATATAGCAACAAGTGCGGAATGGGTTATTATGAATACATTTTTAGGGGGTACAGGTTTTGCAGGCGGTCATTTGAAAGAAGCAGGTTTGTCACATTGGAGTACACCAAATACCGGAGCGGATAATAGTAGTGGATTTACAGGTCTTGGGGCTGGATATATACATCCGGGAACTGGTGTCGCTGAGAATAATAAAAGTTGGACGGTTTTTTGGACATCTACTGAGGTAGATGCTACAACGGCTATTGCTTATGCGTTAGATTTGTTAAGTGATGATGTAACACCATTAATGACTGATCTCAAAAAACGTGGTGGTTCTATAAGATGTATAAAAGATTAATATGACTACAATAACAGAAGGGATGACCCCGGATCAATTTATAATTGCATTAAATAATAATAATGTTGAATTATGTACTAATTGGAGTGTATTAGGTGATTCATTTACTACATTAACTGCTTTGATGGCAAGTTCTGAACTTCTTTTTGATTTAAATTATAATCTAAGAATAAAGACTTTAGCATTAGGACAAAAAGGTTCAATTTTTGCAAATATATTGAATAGCGGTTTTGCTTCGACAGTTCATAGATTTCAGGATAATTTTCTTGAAAATCCATTTGCAATTATTGGAAATACCGCTGAACCTACGGCACTTGTTAGTGACGATGGATTACAGTTAGATTTGTGGTGTGGAGCTAATATTGGTGTTGGCGTAGGATATACATATTCGACAGACGGAGTGAATTTTGCACCATTTCAAGCTATTGATTTACCTAATTTATATTGGAGAATACATATTTGTAAATATGATGGTGTTTATTATTTAACTTCTTCAATTAATGATATTTCTATTCATTTATTCACAAGTACCGATAAAATTCATTTCACAAATCTAGGGGAAATAATAGGAAGAGGAGGCGTGGGCAGTTTTGATGAATATGGTGTCGCTAATTGTTTTATATGGCGTGAAGGTAGTAATTGGTTTGCACTTTATGATGCTCTCGATATAACTGCCACTTCATGGACACAGGGATTAGCAACTGCCACAGCACCAACAGGCCCCTGGACTAAATATGCAGGTAATCCTGTTTTAACGGGTATTGCTGACGGTGCTGGGCAAGCAGAATTAGCAAAGGTAAATAATGAAGTAATTAAACACAATGGATTATATTATTTATATTATCAGAATGGTAATTTTAATGTTTTGGGTAATC